TCGAAAACGAAAGGTCAGTATGGGTTCACAAGCTGCACTATGTTCTGACGAGACATCCTGACGAGTCCTACATAAAGGAAAAGTTCGAGGACCTGTTGAGGCGATCGATCCTGAGCAGAACGATCAAGAAGACTATCGAAGCCCTAGACACTGCACCATGGGAGCGGCTAAAAAGAGATCTGCTAAGAGCACTTTCTGTTGCGACCCCAGACGGTTATGAAGGTGTTAGGGTGTTCAAAAACGTATCGGAAAGAATCAGAGAAAGATTGTGTTCAGGTGAGATGCGGGTTCCGACCATGATCAAGCCTCTAGATAAAATCATCGGTGGTGGTTTATCTCCAGGTGAGTTGGGTGTGATCATGGCCTTACCTGGGGTTGGGAAGAGTCTGTGCTTGGTTAACATCGGTTTTGGATGCGTTCTTCAGAAGAAGAAGGTCGTGTATTACTCCCTGGAGATGTCCTCGCGGAAGATTGTTGGTAGGTTTGATGCTTTGATCTCAGGCGTCGCTCACGAGAGATTGCGAGAGTCGGGTGAGGAGGTAAAGAAGAAGGTCGAAGAACTTGCACGAGATGTTGGCGATACCTTGATTGTGAAACATTTTCCGACGAAAAGGGCAGGTGTAGACTCTCTTGCTGTCCATCTTGACCATCTTGACAGAATAGGTTTTCGCGCAGAAGTGATACTAGTAGATTACATATCCCTTTTGAGGTCTAATGGCAGGTTTGGTAGCATGTACGAGGAGGTCGGATCTATCTGCAGGGATTTGAGAGGTTTGGCGGGTGAAAGGAATCTAGTCTTATGGACTGCCTCACAAGCAAATCGTCAGGCAGTTGATGCTGACTTAGTCACTCCAAAGCACATGGCAGAGTCATTCAGAGTGTTTGCAGATGCAGACGTTGTTGTCTCGCTAACACAGAAACCCCTTGAGAGGAAGATAGGCAGAATGAGGTTAACAGCGCTCAAGGTACGTGACAGAAAAGGTGGCTGGACCGAGACTATTGAGACTGATTATGAGCGTATGAGATTCTGCAAAAATGAATTTGCGATTTAAGTATGTTTTACGCGAGTTAAGATGGTCGTTAATGGTTTTATATTGCTGTCTGTGTTATCTTTTGTGTATGCTATGTTAAATCGCAAATATTGAGGAGTTTCAAATGAGGTTGTTTGTCAAAAAGCGTTATGGTGATGAGTTAGTCTGTAATTGTCCAAATTGTGGAGACGAAGATCATTTTTGGTACAACTACAAGAAGAAGTTGGGTGTCTGCTACAAGTGTTGGTATGGCTACAAAGGGGAAGTCACGCTAGTTGCACCTCCGAAAGATCCTACCGTCTTCGTCAGGTCAGATGGACCTATTGTTGGAAATACCAACAAAGTATTCCTCCCTCCTATGAAGGTGACCGAAGATCTCAAGCACTACTTAAGATCGAGATCGATAGATCTTGCAGTGATTGAGAGGTTTGGTTTAGGTCACTGCACAAAAGGTCGTTACAAAGATAGAGTGATCATCCCTATAAGGTCTCGGTGTGAGCTGTTCGGTTTCGTGGCTAGAACGATGGCCAATGAGATCCCGAAGTATCTTTACCCACGTGGGTTTAAGGTAAAGCATCATGTTTTCAACATCGACTCTGCTGATGAGAGGAATCTCGTGATAGTGGAGGGTGTATTCGACGTACTGAGACATCCCGAGAGATGCGCTTGTATATTTGGCAAAACCATCTCGAGCGCACAAATCGCAATTCTGCTTGACAAAAGACCTGACAGGGTGACTGTGTTTCTAGACCCTGATGCTAGCCTGGAGTCGATCACTGTCGCCAGAAGTCTTGCTGATTTCTTTAAAGTTTATGTTGTCAATAACTTCAACGACAACAGGGATCCAGCACAGATTGACAGCCGAGAGTTCGAAGAAGTAGTTGCATCTGCTGTGAGGGTTGATGGAAAGAGCCTTTGTGATTTAACCTACAAGGCAGTCTTTGGAGGAGAATATGATAGTTGAGCCTAAGTGTGAGGAGTGCCCACTTAAAGGGTCTACAAAGGTTTACGGGTATGGCAACAGGAAGTCTGAGATAGTCTTTGTAGCCGAGAGTCCTGGTAGTAAGGAAACTGAGGTTGGCATTCCACTAGTCGGATCATCTGGAAAAAAGTTTGATCGTTTGCTTAAGAAGATTGGTATAAGAAGAGATGATGTTTATGTGACAAACGTGTTGTTATGTCAACCTGAGGGCAATCGCAACCCGACAGCAAAGGAGATTGAGTGCTGTAAGGAGCGTTTGCTCAGTGAGATTCGAATGGTTTCTCCAAGGTTGGTGGTTTGCTTAGGTAGCTTCGCATCGAAGGTACTTGCAGGAATCAGTAGTGTCCAGGACGCTCATGGGTGGTACATCGAGGACACACCTTGTGGACATCCCTGTCTGATCGCTTTCCACCCAGCAGCCACATTCCGTCAATGGGAGCTAGACCCATTGTTGGAGTTTGACTTCAGGATGATTCCAAAGGTCCTGAACGGATTTCACTATGAGTACCCAAGGTGCTTCGTTGTGAAAAGGAGAGAGGATGTCAAAAAGCTCTGTGATAGATTGAGAGGGAAGGTTATTGCGGTCGACTCTGAAACAAGTGGGTATGACTGGAGGACCGAGAGGATACTGTGCATCTCGCTCTCCTGTAATGGACGGGTTGGGTATGTGATCCCTTTTGATGACTTGGACGACTTCTTCGACATCCTGAGGGACTTCTTTCAGGATGAGTCAACACATTTTATAGGGCAGAATATCGCTTTTGACCTACGATTCTTGAAAAGAGCAGGGCTGGAGATCAAAAATGTAGTTTTTGACACGATGATTGCACAGCACTTGGTAGACGAAAATTTCCCACGTTCACTCACAAACATGTCCAAGTTTTACACCCCATTCGGTCCTTACGAGCTGGAGATTAAAAAGTACGTTCCGTCAAAGACAAAAGGCTCGTTCGCAGACATACCTGAGAAGGTCTTGTGGAAGTACGCAGCGACCGATGCCTGTGCGACTTACCTGTGCTACAAACACTTGAGGAGAGAGCTGAAAAGACAAAACCTTGTGTGGTTGTTCGAAAACATAGCCTTACCCCTATCTTTGGTTCTTAGTGAGGTAACATACCGTGGTGTAAGAGTGGATAAGCAAGCAATAGAGGAGACCATTGAAAAACTGGACCTGAAAATAAAAGAAGAACAAGAAAAACTCTACAAAATCGCAGGCGAGTTCAATTACAGGTCGACGAAGCAATTGGGGGAGGTCTTGTTCAAAAAACTAGGGTTGAAGTCAGTAGCACAGACTGCAACTGGGAGTCCGTCAACTTCTGCCAAAGTGTTGGAAAAGCTTTCGAAAGATCATGAGGTACCATCTATCATACTCAACCTCCGGAAGATGGAAAAGTTGAAGAATACTTTCTTGGTCAATCTGAGAAAGATGGCTGATGAAAACTCTAGAGTCCATACTGACTACCTTGTCACTGGTACTACGGGAGCTCGCTTGAGTAGTCGCAACCCAAACCTTCAAAACATCCCACGCGACTCGATAGTACGTGGTGTGTTTCGTGTTGAGAAAGGTTGGAAACTGATACAATGCGACTTTGAGAGGGCGGAGTTGTGGTGCATGGCTTGGCTGTCGCGGGACAAGAAGTTGCTGGGAGACCTGAAATCTCAAGACTTTCACACGCTCAATGCATACAATCTCGGGATAACACCACCAGATCGCAAACCGACAAGGGAAGAACGTATGAGGGCCAAAATGTTCACATTCGGAATGTGTTATTCAGCAAGCGCTCAAGGTCTGTCCCAGTCGATGGGAATCCCTGAGTCTTTAGTCAGAGACTACATGGACAGATTTTTCTCCACCTATCCTAAAGTCAAGCAATGGATGAACGAGCAAAAGCGCAAGGTGCGAAGAGGCGAACCAGTTGTTACACCTCAGGGCAGGAGGAGGCACTTTTATGGAATGCGAGATGTCCCAAATAGAATCTTGGCAGAAGCTGAAAGACAAGCCATTAACTTCCCCGCACAGTCCCTCACTGCTGATGCCACAAATCTTGCTACCATTCGGATCCATGAGAGGCTAAAAGAAGGTGGTTTTCGGTCGGGAATAGTTATGACCCTACACGATGCGTTGTATGTTGAGGCACCAGATGAGGAGGTTGAAGAGGTGAAGAGGATTGTTGAGGAGGAGATGACAAGACCTATACCGTATACCGACTTGTCTCTGCCTGTGGAGATCAAAGTCTCAGATAGGTGGATTTGATGCACTTGACAAAGGAGAAAATTGGATTAAAATTAAATTAAGTGAAAAAAGGAGGGAGCGATGCCAAGAAAGTGGTACAAGTCAAACTTAAAGGCAGCAAGGCAAAGATATGAGGAGCTGAAGAAGATGGGACAAGGTGGTAACTTCTGGAAGCCACAGGAAGGCGAAAACATAGTCAGGTTCTTACCTGCGTACAAAGAAGGTGCACCATTCTATCTCGAGACCATGTTACACTTCGGTTTAGGATCGGACAACTCCCAAACGGTTACATGCAACCAGTTCTATGGTCAACCTTGCTACATCTGTGAGGTAGTTGCCAAGTTAAGGGAGTCAGAAGATCCAGAGGACCTGAAGCGTGCAAGGGATATGGCACCCCGCAGGAGGATCTTCTACAACATAATTGACTTGAAGAATCCTCAAGATGGCGTTAAGGTGTTCGTGTCTGGTATTACCATCTTCAAACAGTTGCTCTCATACATATATGATTCGGACTGGGGAGATATAACTGATCCTCAACATGGGTACGATATCGTGATCGAGAGAACTGGTACAGGATTAGACACAGACTACAATGTGAAAGCGAGAAGAAGTCCATCCCCTATAGAGAATGAGGAGTGGTTGGACCAGCTCGTGAATCTCGATCAGTTTGTGAACCAGCTAAGTTACGAGGAACAAAAGGCTCTGGTGTCTTTCCCTGAATCTGAGGAGGAGGAAGAAAATGAGGAAATCGAAGAAACAAAGGATGAGGAGATCGGAGAGGAGATCGAGAACGAGATAGAACGGTCCTGTTTTGGTGAGTATGACAAGAGAGATCCTGAATGTAGAAAGTGTCCTGACAAGACGAAGTGCAAGGAGCGGTTCTTTGAAATCCAGTCGCAGAAGGGGTCTGAGGACGATTTAAAGAAGCTCGAGGATGAAATAAAAGCCAGAGTTCAGCGGAGGGCAAAATGAGGTTTGAAGGGTTAGACGACGCCTTCTCGGTCGAGCTAAAAGGAAAGCGCTTTGAAGGCGATTTGGCAAGTGACCTCAAAATCGACAAGGTGAATTTGAGCGACGAGTTTACAAGACAAGCCTCAGTGTATGCGTGGTGGGCTACTCTCTCTGCCCTCGCTCAGGAGAAGTATCAACACAAGAGGCTTGAGAGGAAGATAGTGGAAGCGGAACTCGACAAGGAGAAAAGGTTGACGCTTGGTGCCGAAAACAACAGAAGAGTGACTGAAAAAGTTGTGGAGCGCGAAGTACATCTAGACCCAAGGTGGAGAAAAGCATACGAGGAAGAAATCGAAGCGGCAAAGGAAGCAGCAATCCTTTCAGGTGCAACTGAGGCATTACGCCAGCGCAAAGACATGCTAGTCGCACTTGGTTTGCAGTTAAGAGAGGAACTCCGATCTGATCAAGTTCTCCGGGAGGCAACAAAGTGAGAATCGCGATCATAGGCACTGCGATTTATAAAAAGCAAATGCAGGATTATGCTCGAAGGCTGGAGGGGGAAGGGCACTATGTAACACTACCTGCCTTTGACGATCACCCAGAGCTGGATGAGCTAGGGGTCTGTGAGTTCAACAGGAAGATGATTGAGGGTGCTGATGAGGTACACATGTTTTGGAATCAAAGGAGTGTCGGAACTTTGTTTGATTTCGGTATGGTGTTTGCGTTGAGGAAGAAGCTGAAAATCATCTATCTAGAGCCGAAGACCTTTATTGGAGTGATGAAGAAGTATTGTGAGAGGTTCAATGATGAAGGTTGAAGAAGTAGTAGAGAAGATTGTGGAGAGGTTTGGCCCTGGGTCGGCTTTTACGTTAAGCGACTCGGATGTACCTTGCAACGTAAAAGAGTGGGTTTCTACTGGACTGTTGGGGGTTGACCTCGCAATTGGTAGGCCAGGCATTCCAATTGGAAGGATAACTGAGCTCCTGGGTGCGGAGGGTAGTGGCAAGACCACGTGTGCGATGAAAATCTTGGGACAGGTATTGAAGGAAGGTGGTATAGGCATCTTGTTAGACACAGAGAACTCCTACGATCCAACGTGGTCGGCTAAGAATGGTGTTGACAACTCGCGTCTGATAGTCTCTCAACCGAGCACGCTGGAGGAGGTGTTTGAGTACATCACCTACATTACTGATGTTGTTGCGAGTTCGAAGAAGCCTCCAAAAACTCT